CCCATGCACATTTTTTCACGAGTTTTAAACCCGTAACGTCAATAGATTGTGGAACTTACGAAAACGGTGGAATTTTAAAAGGGTGTTTTTGGGTTTTTCGGTGTAAAATGCACGTTGAAAGGAAAGTTTGATGGCGAAAAAAAAGTCTGAATTGGAACCGGCTATCAATTGCGCACACACGTCAATCGATGCGATTGGCGAGCTGAAGCCGAACTTACGCAACCCGAATAAACATCCACCGAAACAAATCGAGTTGCTTGCGAAGAACATCAAAGGGCTTGGCTGGCGCCATCCGATTGTGGTCTCGAAGCGTTCCGGGTTAGTTGTGTGTGGTCATGCCAGGCTTGAGGCTGCGAAGAAGCTGGGCATTAAGCACGTGCCGGTGGACCTGCAGGACTACGATTCAGACGAGGATGAGAAGGCCGCGCTGATTGCAGACAATCGCATCGCCGAGCTGGCAGAGATGGACTTGCCAGGGCTGAAAGACATTCTGCAGGATCTCGACACCGGGGCCTTCGACATGGACCTGACGGGATTCGCGAACGAGGCGCTTGAGGAATTGATGCTTCAATGCCCGCCGGAAAGCGAGGTGGACGCAGAACCGCAGACCGACAGGGCCGAGGAGTTGCGCGAGGAATGGGGCGTTAAGACTGGACAGGTGTGGTCACTGGGTGACCACCGTTTGATGTGTGGCGATTCAACGAAGGCTGAAGACGTGGCACGGCTGCTTGGCGACCGTAAGCCGCTGCTTATGGTTACGGACCCGCCGTATGGGGTCGAGTACGATGCTAACTGGCGCAATGAGGCAGACCGCGCAAACGGGAAGCCCTACGGCGCTCAAGCCGTAGGGAAGGTGACGAACGACGACCGGGCCGACTGGCGCGAGGCGTGGGCGCTGTTTCCAGGAGACGTGGCGTATGTGTGGCATGCCATGAAGACGCAGCACGCCGTCGCTGCGTCCCTGATTGAATCCGGCATTGAGATACGCGCCGAAATCGTATGGGCGAAAAGCTCGCTTGTAATCTCTCAAGGCCATTATCATCCGCAGCACGAGTCGTGCTTCTACGCCGTTCGCAAGGGCGCAACCGGACATTGGGCAGGCGACCACAAACAGACCACGCTTTGGCAGATCGATAAGCCGCACAAGTCCGAGACCGGTCACAGTACACAGAAGCCCGTCGAGTGCATGGCTCGCCCGATGCGCAACCACGACGCGATGGAGGTCTATGACCCGTTCTGTGGGAGCGGGACAAGCATTATCGCCTCCGAGCAACTGGGACGGAAGTGCTACGCCATGGAGATCGCTCAGGGCTATGTGGCGGTGACGCTGCAGCGATTCAAGGACGCGACGGGCAAGACGCCGGAACTTTCGAAAGGAGCTTAACATGGGACTACGAGGACCGCCACCGACGCCGCAAAAGGTTCTTGAGATGCGTGGATCATGGCGCGCAAAAGAGATTGCCAAGACGGGCGTGCAGGTGGACCCGGTGATACCGGAGCGCCCGAAGTGGTTGACGTCAAAGGTCTCCAAAGCGGCGTGGAAGCATATCACGCGGATGCTGGGGAACGCTCGCATCATCTCCGACCTGGACCAAACAGCTTTGGGGCGTTACTGCGTCCTGCTTGAGCAATGGCTGACGTGCAAGGAATGGATCGACAAGCACGGCATGGTCCACGGAGTCAAGGGACCCGACGGGGCCTTGCAGGGCGTCGAGGAGTGGCCGCAGTTTGCAATGGAGGTCAAGCTATCGACGCTGCTGGGCAAACTTGAGGCGCAATTTGGCCTGACGCCGAGCGCCAGAACGCGGATCAGCGTGGGGGCAGCACCGCAAAAAGATGAAGCGGCCGAGAAGAAAAAGAAATACTTTATTGACGCCGGGTGAAATCGGGTCGAAAGACCTGGATCTGATTTCAGCCATTCCTGGATATGACCCGTGCGTGACGGCAAAAGGGCATTTGTTTGACGTCGAAAAAGCGCACCGAGCTGTCGAATTCTTTCCCGAAATGCTGACTCACGTCAAGGGCGACAAGGCAAAGACGCCCTTCGGCCTGGAGCCGTGGGAGGCCGCGATAGTCGCCAACGTGTTTGGGTGGGTGGAACCGGACGGCCGGCGTCGATACCGCGAGGCCTTCGTGTTCGTGCCTCGCAAGAACGGCAAGACGACGCTGATTGCGGGCTTCTGTTTGTTCGTTCTGGTTGCCGACGGCGAGCCAGGCGCGGAGATCTATTCGGCGGCGGCCGACCGCGAACAGGCAACGCTGGTCTTTGATCAAGCCAAGGGCATGGTCCACCAGAACCCGCTTCTGGCTGAGCGCCTCAAGATCTATGGGGGCCTGGGCCAGCGGGCCATCATGTACGAAAGTCAAATGTCGAGCTACAAGGTGATCTCCGCTGACGCCGACACCAAGCACGGATACAACACACACCTGGCCGTGATTGATGAACTGCACGCGCAGCCAAACCGCGAGCTGGTAGACGTGCTGGGCACATCGACGGGATCGCGCAGGCAACCTCTGATTCTTTACATCACGACGAGCGACTATGAACGGCCGTCAATCTGCAACGAGAAATATGACTACGCGACCAAGATCCGAGACGGCATCATTGACGACGCCTCGTTTTTGCCGGTGGTCTACGAGGCCACAAAGGACGACGATTGGAAGGACCCGAAGATCTGGCGCAAGGCAAACCCGAACTTTGGGATCTCGGTTTCGGAGGAATACTTGGCGCGGGAGTGTAAGCGGGCGCAAGAGGTCCCCTCATACGAAAACACATTCAAGCGCCTGCATCTAAACATCCGCACCGAGCAGGCAGAGCGGTGGATTCAAATGGAGCACTGGGACCTGTGCGGAGGTCACTTCGACAAAAAGGCGCTGATTGGACGCCCGTGCTTCGGGGGCCTGGACCTTGCGTCTACGATCGACTTGGCTTCGATGGTGCTTTACTTCCCAAATGACGACCACAAACTTTTGTGCTGGTTCTATTGTCCGGCAGACCGCATCCTGGAACGATCCATGCGCGACAAAGTGCCGTATGAGCTATGGCGCGACGAGGGCTTGATCACGGCGACGCCTGGGAACGTGATCGATTACGAGTTCATCAAATCAGACCTTTTAAAGATCTGCGAAACCTACGACGTTCAGGAAATAGGCTTCGACCCGTACAACGCCCGACAGCTATGCGTGGGCCTTGCCGATCAGCACGGTTTGCCCATGATCGAATTTCGCCAGGGGTATCTGTCGATGAATGACCCTTGTAAAAAGTTTGAGACAATGGTCATATCCCATACCTTGGATCATGGATGTCACAAGATTTTGCGTTGGATGGCGAGCAACGCGGTTATCACGCGGGACCCGGCAGACAACATAAAAATCAACAAGGCGAAGGCGACGGAGAAAATCGACGGAATCATAGCGGCGGTTATGGGATTGGGTTGCAGCATGGCGAAGACGATCAAAAAGGAATCTGTTTACGAAAAGCGAGGGGGAATATTCCTTTGAAAATCGGCGCTGACGTGGTCGGTGATATTTGCATTCTTGCGGGACTGGGTATTGTGATCTATGGGGCCTACCTGATATATGCGCCGAGCGGCATCATTCTCGGTGGTGTGGGCATGGTTGCGGTTGGGTTTGGATTGATCCGTCCGCATATCCGGCGAGGAAAATAGGCTATGCTTTTCGACAGGCTTTTGAGCAAGCGCGGGTCGACACCGATTGATTCCGACGTAGGCTGGAATTACATGTCAGGGGGCATGCAGACCCAATCAGGCGTGCGGATCAACGAACAGACGGCGCTGAGCATCGCAGCGGTATGGGCGGCAACGCACAACATCTCTGAGGACATCTCTAAACTGGGGTTGCCGCTCTACCGCTTCACGGATCCAGAACGCCAGAACCGGGAAAAGGTCTACGATCATCCGCTTTACGCGATCCTGAACGAGGCTCCCAACGCCGAGATGTCGGCGATGACGTTTCGTGAGACGCTGACAGCGCACTTGATTGGATATGGCAACGCCTATGCTGAAATCATCCGCACTGGCGCCGGCGAGGTGAAACGCCTGGAGATCCTTGAGCCGCAAAAGATGGAAGTGCGGCGCGTCGATGAAAAGATCGTCTACAAATACGACGGATCCACCGTGTTGCCAGCGCGGAAGGTGCTGCATGTCAAAGGCCTGGGCTACAACGGACTGATGGGCTACAGCGTGGTGCGGATGGCGCGGGAGTCCCTGGGGCTTGCCAAGGCGGCCGAGGGCTTCGGCGCGGCGATGTTCGGAAATAATTGTCAGCCGGGCCTCGTGGCCGTGCATCCTGAAACGATGTCGGAGCAGGCAGAGCAGAACTTGCGCCGCACGCTTGAGCGCGCCGGAAAGGGTGAGAACGCTTTCAAGGTGTTGGTGCTCGAAGAGGGCTTGAAACTCGATAAGTTGGCGATCACGCCAGAAGATGCCCAATACCTTTCAACCAGGAACTTTGAAATTGAGGAAGTCTGTCGGTGGTTCAGGATCCCACCGTCAAAGATCCATCATTTGCTCAAGGCGAACTTCAACACGCTTGAAATGCAATCGCTGGAATACGTCACCGACACGCTCATGGGTTGGTGCGTGCGATGGGAAAAGGAAATCAAGCGTCAGCTTTTGAATCAGCCAGGGGACCGGGACCTTTACGTTGAGCACAACCTAGACGCTTTGCTTCGGGGCGACATCAAGACGCGAGCTGAGAGCTACGCAAAGGGCCGTCAATGGGGTTGGTTCAGCGTCAACGACATCCGTAAGAAGGAAAACATGCCACCGATCGGCGAGGCCGGGGACGTTTATCTGTCGCCTGGTAATATGGTGGACGTCGAAAACATGGATCAGATGATGCCGACGCCCGCACCGCAACCAGCGCCCGCACTAGAGCCAGACGACGAAGAGGACGACGAGCAGGACGACGAAGAGCGCAAGGTTGAGGCCATCGACCGGGCATTAGGTCGATCCATTGAAAGCGCGATGGGGCGGCTGTGCAGAGTGGAGGAAGACAAGATCGCCAGGGCCAGCAAGCGCAACGACTTCGAGGACTGGATGAAGGGATTCACCATTTCACACGAGGAATACGTGTGGAGCGCGCTAAATGAAGCGGTGCGCAACATCACGCCGCTTTATCACGCGCACGGGCGCAAGATCGACGAGGCCGAGCTTGTAGCAAGAATTTGCACGTCTCATCTGAAACGGCTTGGAAAGTGGAGCATGGAATCAGAGCCAGAGGCCGAAGTGATCCATAATGCGATCAAGGAGCTGCGAAAATGAAACGAGAAATCAGGACTTTTGGCATGACCGGGATCGAGATTCGCAAGACCGGCGATAAAAACATGCTTGCCGGACATGCAGCGCTCTACGACAGCATGAGTCGGGACCTGGGCGGATTCAAAGAGACGATCAAGCCGGGCGCATTTCGCCGCGCCATCGAAGAAAAGCAGGACGTCAAAGCGTTATGGAATCACGATTCAGGTGTGGTTCTGGGACGAACAACCAGCGGTACGCTGCGGATTGCCGAAGACGATAAGGGTTTGGCGATTGAAATTGACTTACCCAACACGACGGCGGCGGCAGACCTGCGGGAATTGATCTCACGTGGCGATGTCGATCAAATGTCATTCGCTTTCATCACGCGACTGGATGACTGGACGGAGCGAATCGTTGACAATTGCAGGTGCGTGGTGCGCGAGTTGCAGGATGTTGATCTTTTCGACGTGAGCCCTGTAACATTTCCGGCATACGAAGAAACTGACATCGCAGTGCGATCATACGAGAAGAAGCGCCAGCGTGATCAGGACGACGTCTCAAAGCGTCACCAAAACCTGATCAGAAAGATTAATCTTGTGAAAATAATTGAGAATGCGTAGTTTTTTATCTTCACCTTGGGTGAAATGCGCTCTTTGGGCGTGAAAAACAAGCGAAAATGCAAGAAAAAGGGCTTAAAAATGAAGACAATCGAGCAGTTAAAGGCCGAAAATAAGGCGTTGCTTGAAGAAGTACGCAAGCTCAAGGCGCTTTGCGAGACCGAAAAACGAGAGTTTTCGGAAGACGAAGGAAAGAAAATCGACGAAATCATGTCGAAAATCGAGGAGAATCGGGCTGCAATCGAGCGCATCGAGAAGCTGGAAAGCAGGAAAAACAAGCTCGAAGCGCTGGATTCTGAGCTGAATCAGCCTGAAAAACGCGAAACCAAGCCTTCCGAACCTGAAAACAGGGCTGAAAAGGCAAAGTTCACGCTGCCCGCTAGCGCCCGCGCTACTCGTTGCAGCAACATCAAAGACGACACCTACACCGGCATGAAGGCGAACGAGCGCGCCTACCGCATCGGTATGTGGATCGCCGCAACCCGCGGCAACCGCAAAGCCAAGCGGTTCTGCATGGAAAACGGACTCGAAATCGTAGGCTGGGACGACAAGAACGAAAAGGAAGTGCGTTTGCATTCCGAAGAAGTGAATTACCAGGGTGGATACCTGGTGCCTGAGGAAGTGGACAACGCGATCATAGACCTGAAAGAGCAGTACGGTATTTTCCGTGGCCTGGCTCGCCGATCTCCGATGTCCGGCGACACCAAGAATCGCTCACGCCGCAAGACCGGGCTGACCGCGTATTTCGTTGGTGAGGCTGCGCAAATCACGGAGTCCAGCAAGACATGGGACAACGTTCAACTGGTTGCCAAAAAGATCGGCGTGTTGACTCGCATGACCAACGAACTCAGCGAGGATGCCTCGATCAACGTTGCCGATGACCTCATTGGCGAAATCGCCTACGCGTTCGCGAACAAAGAAGACGAGTGCGGATTCAATGGCGATGGGACTTCGACCTACGGCACGATCTTCGGTGTATGTCCGAAGCTCTTGGCTGTGAGCGGAACCATTGGCAACATCAAGGGCCTGGTTGTGGCTACCGGCAACCTGTTCAGCGAGTTTGCTCTGGCCGATTTCAACAAGGTAGTTTCAATTCTGCCTGAGTTCGCCGACACTCCCAATGCTGTATGGGTTTGTCATAAGGTGTTCTGGGGAAGCGTGATGCAGAAGCTCATGCACGCCGCTGGCGGCAACACGGTCATGGACCTGCAAGGCAAGGTGGTCAAGAGCTTCATGGGTTACCCGGTTGTGATCAGCCAGGTGATGCCAAAGGCTGACGCCAATAGTCAGATTGCCTGTTTGCTTGGCGATTTCAGCCTTGCGGCCGATTTCGGTGATCGCCGAATGACGAGCCTTGCATTCTCCGAGCACGCGACGGTTGGTGGCGAAAGCGTCTTCGAGTATGACGAGGTTGCCGTGCGCGGAACCGAGCGCTTTGACATCAACGTCCATGACATTGGCGACACTTCTGCCGCCGGGCCGGTGGTCGGACTGATCAGCGCCGCGTCGTAATCATCCTGACGGAATTGTGGCCCTGGCCTGGCGCCGGGGCCACAAACAAAAAAAACTTGCATTTGTGAGGGTTGAGAAATGAAACAGATCCAAAGGGCAGTCAGCGAGGTGGCGCTTGCTTCGCAGTTGGTAACGGACGGTGCGACGGTGACCGCGAACGTTGACATGCGCGGTTACAACGCCGCAACGATTCTCGTGAATCTTTCGATTGAAGAGACGACGCACGCCGCGAACAGCACGCTGTCGTTGCTGTCATGTGACACGACTGTCGTCACGAATTTCGCCACGGTCGTTGCCAACAAGAGCCTTGACCTGACGGCAGCGAAACAGCATCGGTACGAGGTCGATAACCTGGGCGGCAAGCGTTACCTGCGGTTGTCGTTCACGGCCGGCACGACCACGGGCGGGAACGTCATGGTTGGCGCAATCGTGTTGAAGGCCCGGGGCGATGGTCCGGCCAGCACTACCGCGATGGTTGCCAGCACGAACGATTCAGTCCAGGTTGCATAGTTGTAATGGCGGGCGGTGATCTGCGTCACCGCTCGCCATAACAAAAAAGCGTGGGGACGCTCATGGGTAAGAGATTCATTTGGCTTGCCAGTTATCCAAGGTCTGGCTCGAATTATCTGCGGTATTGCATCGAACAGATCTACGGATTGAAGACTTTTAGCCGATACACAAACGATCCGTATGACGACGCCTTCAACGATGGCGCGTCAAGCGTGGCAAACGCCGATCACATTCGCGCTACGCAATATCCGTATTATGCGGTCAAAACACATGGCCACGACCTTGAGGTTGCGACACGCGATCCGGCAATCCTGCTTGTCCGCGACGGTCGAGACGCGATCTGTTCTCACGCGCATTACGACCTGGAATGCGGCTACACTCGCAATACAAATTTGAAATACGAAACCGTTTTAAAAGCGCTTATTGAGGGCCGACTGAAGCGGTTCGATGGGAAATGCTGGGACTGGGGCGCGCACGCCAGGGCGTGGACGCAGCGCCAGACACCACTAACCGTGATCAAGTTTGAGTTTTTGATCCGTGAGCCGATTGAAGCCTTGAAAATCGCATTCAACGAAATCAGCGTGAATTTTGAACCGATCAAAAAGATCGAACTTGAGACGTTTGATGAGTTGAAGCGACGCGATGCCATGCTGTTTCGAAATGGCATCAAGCGCGTCTATCGCAAAGAGATGCCGAAGGACATGCAAGTTTTGTTTTGGGAGCGTAACGGGGACATGATGCGGAGGTTTGACTACAAGCCATGAACGAGCTGAAGCTGAACATTGGAAGCGCCAGAGTTAAAATACCTGGATACGTGAACATCGACCGAACGCTGGGAACCGAGGCCTATCCGCTTCCGTTGAACATCGTTCAGGAAGACGGAAACTGCATAGCCATCACAGATGAAAGCGTCAAAGAGATCCGCGCAAGCCACGTGCTTGAACACTTCAGCTTTGACGACGTGCCGAAGGTGCTCAGAGAATGGGCCCGCGTGCTGGCGCCAGGCGGCCGGATGTTTATCAGCGTGCCGGATTACGATAAAATCAGCGAGTTGCGGGTGGCCGGCGATCCACGGTGGCGTCTTTATCTGATGGGCGGGCAGACGCACGCGAACGATTATCACGAAAGCGTTTTTGACCGTGTTACTTTGCGCGAACAGATGATTGATGTGGGGTTGGAGCATATTCAGATTTGGGATGGCGCAGATGACACGTCGAGACATCCGTGCTCGCTGAATTTGATGGGCATCAAACCGATGGATAAACCAATATCCGGACCTCCGTCTGCAGCGCACATCAAACAGATGGAAATAAAAATCATGGCAGTCTGTTCGATTCCAAGGTTGGGATTCAACGATCACTGGGGATGCATCCACGAGGCCTTACAGCACTGGAATATCCCGCTTCGGCGGTTCACGGGGGCCTATTGGGGCCAGTGTATGCAAGGGGCCTTGGAGGGCGCGTTAAAGGGCGACGCCGATTGGATCCTAACATTGGATTACGACACGATGTTTTCGCCTCAACACCTGGATGCGATGTTTGGGGCATTCGGCAGGAATGCCCATATCGACGCCATGGCCGCGCTACAGCGCAAAAGAAATGCTGACACGCCTCTTTGTACGGTCAAGGGTTGCGAAAAGCAGGAGGTGGCCGGGCAGCCGTTTAAGGTCAATACGGCGCACTTCGGGCTGACTCTGATCCGAGCAGCAGCGCTTCGAAAATTGCCCTTGCCTTACTTTGCACATGAGCCGGGGCCGGACGGGACCTGGACGCATTTTGACCACGTTGATGATGACATTTTCTTTTGGAAATCATGGGAAAAGGCTGGGTTGACGTGCTACGTGCATCCTGATGTGCGGATCGGGCATCTGGAGATGATGGTCACCGGATTTGACGAATACCACAAACCTGAGTGTATGACGGTCGGGGCGTGGTATAATAAATACAAACCCGAAACGCTGCACACCGGGCTGGGCTGAGGGTAACAGATGAAAATCAGATTTCTGAGACCATATTTCATGTATGCCAAGGGTGAAATCATCGAGCCTGACAAGCCGGTTCGGGACATCATGCTTGAGCGTGGGCTTTGCGAGATCGTCGAAGGCGAGAAGCCGGACAATAAGAAATCAGCGCCGTTGGTGGAGGTGGCCAGCATCGAACCGACGGAGCGTGCGGTTACCCGTGGGCCTGGACGACCGAGGAAAACATGATCGGCGAGCTGAAGGTGCTGCTTGAGTTGATGCGCAACGATCCGCAGGCGGCGGCGCGTGAGCTGGATATTATGGGCGACAGGTTGAAAAACCTTGCGAAAAAACTCAGACAAGCTGACAATCAAATTTTGAGGCTGTTTTCGTCGCAAGGCTTTTCTCAACCATGCGGCGCCGGCGACAGGGTCATGGTCGAGGTCTACGGACCCGACGGCGTTCTCAAACAGAAAACGCACACATAGGAGGACATTCATGCTCAATTCAGAAAACTACATCAGCGAACTTGAAAACAAGGTCGCGTCATTGGAGGCCGCGAATGCTGCACTTGAAAAGCATTCACCGTTCCGCGCAAAAAATCGGATCAAGATTCGTTTGGTCGGGCCGGACGGCGTGGTCAAGCAGGAATTTGATCACGTTGAGAACATCATGGCGACCTACGGCCTGAACTGGCTTTGCGAGCGCATTGTCACAGGTGGCGAGGCGTCGAGCTGGGTGCAGCGGATGGGCATCGGCACGGGCACGACAGCAGCGGCTTCAGATCAAGCATCACTGATTGCAAGCACTGCGAGCGTTCACATTTCCGATGCATCGATGGATGCGTCTGACGCTGGCAACATGTCTTTGAATTTCCAGGCAACTTTTGCCAGCAACAATCCTGCGGGCGCGGCAGCGATTCACGAGGTCGGCCTGTTTGGGGGGACGGCCCTTTCTGGAAGCATGATCGCCAGGTCGGTGTTGGGTACGGCGAGCATCAACAAGGGGGCATCGGACTCCATTCAAATCACGCACCAAGTCGTGTTCACGACTGGCTAGCATGCTGCAGCTCGCTCAGGTTTGGAGCCTGGGCGAGTTTTTTTAAACGTTTCGTGGGGAAACATCGATGAAAGCACAACAACATCCGCGTATTTCTATTGCCATTTGCACGCCTCAGCCTTACACGCGGGGGCGCGATGGATCCATCATGCTGGACACGATCACGGTCAACTGGCAACGAGCCAGGGCCGGATTGAGCGTGCCGACGAATTTCAACAGCATCGAGATGTTTGCCGACGGAATGGAAGTCGGGGACGCCCGCAACAAGGTGGCGCTCAAATGCCTTGAGTCGTCACCTCCGCCAGAGTTCCTTTTCTTCATCGATAACGATGTTTTGATCCCGCACGACGCCTTGACGAAGCTCTATTTTAGGGCGCAGACGCGGCCAGGGTACGACATTTACTGCGGCGTCTACTGCTGCAAGTGGACGACGCCATGCGAGCCGCTGATCTACGCCGGGGACGGCGGGGGACCCTATTGGGATTGGGCTGTAGGGGATCTCCTTACAACCGAAGAGCACGGGATCACGAGCGTTCACATGGGTTTGACCTTGATCAGGACGAGCCTTTTCAAGCGCATGGTCGAGGCCGGATACGGCGCAGAAAAACCGATGTTCTATTCACGCTGCGAAAAGACGGTCACCGACAAGGGCGAACTGAAGACGGCGCGGGGGACCGAGGACATCTATTTTTGCCAGATCGCCGTAAACGATTTCGATGCCAAGATCCTGGTCGATACGGGCGTGCTGGCTGGCCATATCGACAAAAGCACGGGCAAGATTTGGGGCCTTGAGGCGACCTCGCCACCGATCCAGCGGGCGCGGCGGCTTTATGCCGGGCAGCCTGGGGGGCCTGCAGCGATTCCCGAGCTTGTCGCCCTGGACCTGGGGGCCGGCAACTCACGCCGAGTTTGGGAAGGCTACAAAACCGAGACGCTTGACATCCGCAAGGAATCCGGGGCCGACTACATCCAAGACGCGCGGATGATGACCTTCCGGGACAACACCTTTGACCTCGTTGCCTCAAGCCATCATCTTGAGCACATCGGACGCCTCGATCAGGATCTCGTGTGGGCCGAGATGTTCCGCGTTTGCAAGCCAGGCGGGGGGATCGAGCACATCATTCCTGACGTGTCATGGGCGGCGCATCAGATCGAGCAGGGCATCGCCGATGATCACGTGCTGAATGTGCTTTACGGCGCGCAGGAGGCGTACGGTTACGCCCGCGAATTTAATCTGCACTATTTCGGTTACACGCCAGAGCTTGCGATTTCGTTTGCAAAAAAACATGGCTTCGTGGATGTTACCTGCAAGAATTGGAAGGACGATCCGGCGCTTGATTACAACATGATTCTGACTGGCTTCAAGCCGGGCGCGAAAGAGGAACGGGCGAAGGAGATCGAAATACTGCAGTTGACGCCTCGCAAGCGCAAGAAAAAGAAGTGACTATGTCGGACCGCGGCGAACGATTATAGATCCAAACCGCGCAAATAAATTTGCATGCAGGATATCGACCGCAATATGGCTATTGCATCTCTCGATGTGAAAACATCCGCATTGGGCGCTACGGAGATCGTCGAAAAGGAGCTGGCATCCTGTTCCGACTCTCTTGACGTGCTGCTCAAGGGGGCCTGTGACGGCATCGAGTGCAAGGATATGCGAGGGTGGAAACTCGGATATCGTGTGAAAAAAGATGGCAAGACTGTCCATGAGTGCTCATATCCGCCGGAAGGCGTGACCCTGGTTCGCTCCGATCAGCCATACTTGCTTTGCGATAAGGCAAGGCTCATCCCGAATGAATACTACGAACTTGAGCTTTGGATCCAAAAGCCGGGCAGCGAGCCGGACGTAAAGACGAGCAAATTCACGACGGCCAAAACTCCGCAACCATATGCCTCGTGGACCTGGGACGACACGAAAAAACAATGGGTTGCGCCAAAGGCGTACCCGGAAGATGGCAAGAATTACACCTGGGACGAAAAAACTTTATCCTGGGTCGTGGATGAGGGATACAGATAATGGCCGTCTCCGCATCAGGTGGAACTGAAACCGAAGCTGGTGGACATAAGATTCACACCTTCACCACTGGCGGAACGTTTGTCGTATCTGCTGGTGGCGATGTAGAATATCTGGTCATTGGTGGCGGTGGTGGGGGCGGCGGTGGCGACGGTGGCGGCGGTGGTGGTGGTGCGGGTGGATATCGCTGTTCAGTGTCTGGAGAATCTTCAGGCAGAGGCTCTTCTGCTGAATCTGTGCTTACGGTGACAGCGGGTGATTACACAGTGGCGGTTGGTGCAGGCGGGAACGGGACTGCGGATACCACGGGAGGCGCGCAGGGGTCGCTAAGTTCACTCGGAAGTATTGAGGCCAAAGGTGGCGGTGGCGGCCAAGATGGCCTCACTGGGGGCTCGGGTGGCGGCCAAGGATACAACAGTGTAGGCTGGGTGCCGTTTGGGCGGGGAGTCGGCACGGCGGGTCAGGGGTGCGATGGCGGATATATCTTCGACCTCAGCGGCTCGGATTACGGTGGTGGTGGCGGTGGTGGCGCTTCTGGAATGGGTGGCGCTGGGTTGCCGCAGGGCAACATCGGGAATGCGGGACGGGGCGGCATCGGACTGACCAGCAGCATCACGGGAACCGCAGTCCTGCGTGGCGGCGGCGGCTGTGGTGGAAGGTCATCTTACACAGGCACCGGCGGAGGCGGCAGCACGAAAGTCAACGGAACAGATGGGACAGGTGGCGGCGGCGGAGGCGGCATGTATGGCGGCGGAGGCGGCAAAGGGGGTTCTGGTATCGTAATTATCAGATATCTACTGGCAACAGCTAATCCTGTAACTAATCATTTTGTTGGGCCTGGCCTTACGAGTGGCTACGTGTGGAAATTGGCAAGGTGAGCAATGGCTATTTTTGAAGCGACTATAGCAGAGACAATGAAATTGACTCAACCGGCATGGACGCTGACCGGCCTGCAATATCATCCGTTCAGCGGCGAGACTTTGAAACTTGTCGATAGTTTCACGCGAAGCCTTGTCAACGTTCGAACCATCCTGGAATCGATGGAGCTGACGGATGCCTTGACGGTCGGCGGCGCACAGATTTACAACGTACAAATATCAGAAGCGCTGAAAGTTGTTGACGCTTTATTGCGTCAGTCAGACGCCCTTCGGTCGATCAGTGAATCAGTCAAGCTCACGGATGCGGTCGCGAGACAAAGCGACGCCAACCGAGCACTGTCGGAGGCCCTGAAGATCACGGATACGCCGACACTGATTGCCCTGTTCAATCGCCTCGTCGCCGAGGTCGCCAAGCTGACCGACAGCATAGCACGACAAAGCGACGCCAACCGATCCATCACGGAACTTGCAAGCCTCGTAGACGCCTTGGCGCGTCAATCGGATGCGAACCGTGCAATAGTCGAAACGATGGACTTGATTGACGCTATAATCCTAAGCGGCTCGCTGTTCATTCGAATTGTCGAGGCCATGGCGCTGACCGACGACGTTGACCGCGTGGCACATGCAAATCGATTGCTTGCTGAGCTTGCGGCGCTGACTGACAACGTAGCATCACAAACGTATTTTAGGCGTAGCGTTTTGAGCAGCATTGGCATAACCGAGACGCTAAGTAGAATTTGCGAATACAAGCGGAGCATGATTGAAACGACGAAATTGAATGACAGCGTTGGGCTTGCATCGATGTTCTATCGATCCTTGATTGAAATGCTGGTAATCGAAGATAGTGTGAATGCATACATTCCGGGTTTGATTAGCGCCCTTGTCCACTTGCTTGGGCCGGGGCTGACGAACGGGCTTTTAGTGTGGCGCGTGGGCGTGATGACGGGAGATTAAAATATGGCGATCACAGAAGCGGATCTTTTATACGAAACCTCGACGACGACAGGAACGGGAACTCTGAATCTGGACGGCGCTGCCTCGTCTGAATTTCGGACGTTCGTTGCTGGTATCGGCACGGGCAATAAATGCCGCTATAAGATTCGTAACCGAGCGGCGGCAGAGTGGGAGATCGGCATCGGGACGGTGACGGACGCCTCGCCTGACACGTTGTCGAGGACAACTGTAACAGCATCGAGCAATGCGGGTGCTCTCGTAGACTTCAGCGCAGGCACGAAGGAAGTTGAATGCGTTCGCTCAGCTAACGCAACGCCGATCTATGACGAAAACGGCAACGTCGGCATCGGCGAAACCGTTCCCGGCACGTTGTTCGACATGGCCGGGGCATCTCCGTACCTGACCACGCATTGCACCACGCATACGGACTCGGACGGGGCACGGATCTCCAAATGGATCGCGGAGGGAGAGCAATCGGGCGGTGAACTGACGACCCTCGGTGAACTGGAGTTCAGCCATGACGGGGCAAGCGACGACGAGAAGGGCAAGTTCGTTCTGCGCTTGAACGACGGCAACGACGGGACGTCGCCGACCGCTGTGATAACGGCACTGTCGAGCGGCAACGTCGGCATCGGGACGAATGCACCTACTTATAAATTGACTGTGTCCGATAGCACAACCGAAACATTAGGAGCCGCTTATGCTCAAAGTGTAAGTAAAACAGTTACTTCTAATGTTGATAGCAGTGCTTTAATTGCAGGAATAACGAGCACGGTGTCATCAAATGGGGGTGGAGACTTTACAAATACTGTAAGAGGACTGAATTATTATGCTAAACATTCAGGGACTGGAACTCTTGCAGATTTAAGAGGGAGTTCTGCTTTTATTGAACTAACTTCATCAGGGGCAATAACCGATGCTTATATATATTTTGGGCAAGCTGCTTTCAGCGCTGCGTCAACCACAATCATTACAAATAGTTATGGTTTTTTTACACGAGCACCGTATTGGGCGGGAGCTGGTGGTACGATTACTAATAATTATGCCGCTTATTTACAACCGGGTACAAGTGATAAGATTACTAATAATTATGGGTTGTATATTGCTACTCCTACTGCTGCAACTGGGATAAACAGAGCGTTACATGTTGCTGGTGGAGCTAGTTATTTTGGTGGCAACGTTGGCATCGGGACGACGACACCTGCCTCCCTATTTGAGGTCCAGGGTGGCCTGACGACGACCGGGGCAGTTGTGACGCTGTCCAGCAAAGAGACATCAACGGTCGATGGCGACGTCCTTGGTCGCATCAATTTCCGAGCTGCATTGGATGCTGCCGGCGGTGACGCGATCCTGGCCGGGGCCAGTATCTGGGCGGAAGCTGACGACACATTCAGCTCCACGGTCAACAACACTGAGCTCGTTTTTGGCACTGCGACCACGAGCGTGGCAATTGAGTATATGCGGTTGCTGGCTGATGGAGGGTTAAAGCTTTCGGCCATTAAGTCCGGCGCGACGCAAGTGGCCGCTGGCGCCGAGGCGGGCGAATTGTGGAGAACGGTAAGTCATGCAACCCTGCCGGACAACGTAGTCATGATTGGGGCATAAAGGAGAAACAAGATGTCAGAGCAAAATGCAAATCAGATGTCCGTTTCGGATGGACTGACTTTTAGAATTGAGCCGAGTAAGACTGAAATTCTGCGCTTTGACCATGATGGCAGTTTTTATGTTCGAGGTCAAAGGGTCCCATCAGACCAGGAGGAAGGCTTGCGAGTATACCAGGCGTTTGTGGACTGGATGAAAAGTGCGGGAATGTTCAAATGAATAAGGTCCTCGTGGTTTGCATTGCTGTCGTTTTACTCGGTGCGTTCACCCTCAATCCCGAGGCAAACACGCGTTACAACGGCCTGCCCGTGTCGTTTCGAGATGCCACAGTGAGGGTGGTCACCCCGGATGGCCATGTCGGAAGCGGGGTCGTCGTGCGTGAGCATATTATCGCGACAGCGTACCACGTGGCGAAAGATGACTGGGATTCCAGCGAAGACTTCACGATTGAGCTTGCATACGGCGCTTTTGTTATCACAGCCAGGCCGCTGATCGCGCACCCGGAGGCTGATATCTGTCTGCTCGAAACGGATTGGTCCTTCAAACACCCGGCCAAGCTGGCCACGAATGGCACGCTGCCGGAGTGGGGTGAGGCTATCGCAATAACGGGGCACCCAATGGACCAGTCATGCGGCGCCGCTACCGGCACATGGGTCGGCGATGCGTCGCCATTCATCTTGGCGTACGATCCTACGCTGACTGAAGTGCGGTGCGAGGTATATCCGGGCAATAGCGGGTCACCAGTGTGGGATGTGCGGACCAGGATGTGCGTTGGGATAGTGAGTTGTTACGCGTCGGATTTCCATCACATTGCGTGGATCGTTCATGCCGGATATGTGGCATATTTGCTTAGGATTTCCGGGTCCAGTAGGGGAGAATTTTCGAGTGAAAAAGATCGGCGCGGCGGTGTGGGATCTGAACGAGGGCGGGATTTGCGCGATGACATCCTGCAAGGATTCGCAATTTGACCATCTGACCTACGTAGTGCCCGTGGGGACAATCAAGGAGCTGCTAAAATGAAAAAAGAAGACATTGTTGGAATCGTCGAGAAGATCAAGAGCGGGACGGGTCTGCCGACAGCATTCAATGGTGGGACGTTTGAGGCTTTCAAGTTAGGTCTGAACACGGCGATTAGCGTGTTCGAGGCAGAATTACTCAAACCAGAGGATCCGGACAAGAAAGAGAAAAAATGATTTCAGGGTCCCCTATATCAGGCGCACCAATCAGCGGCGCATTCAGTCTTACCCATGACAGGGCAAATGTCGAAGCGCTGGCGCTGA